ATGGGATTCCTCAAATATGGTTCCCCGTCGAACGGTGAATTGCTGGCGCGTGTCCTTGCATTTGTAAAGGCCTGGACGGCTTCTGATCGCGTAGGCTTCACCATCCGTGAAAGGCGACCGAACCTGTCCACCCGCCCATCGCACCTCCTCCAGAAAGCGGATACACGATTCCTCACTCGGGAATCGCTTCACAAAATCCTCTTTAGTTTGGCCTAGCACAATGGGTGTATAAAGCACCTAAAGTGGGTGTGACAAGTAAAATTGCGTCGGAGAGGAGATTTTTTGCGCTGCCATGTCCGAGCAGACATCCGGCCGCTGCATGGTTCGCCGTTGTCGCATGACCTCGCCGCCACCGATATGTCACTGCCAATCAGGACAATGCCCCGATTGCCGAAGAAAAAAGTGCTCGGGGCGGGACTTGAACCCGCGCCAATGGAATCAGGGATTCCTCAAAACGCACTCGATTCGCCGATTTACTCTGGAGAGGGGCGATGCTCGCAACGGACGGATGGCGCTTGGCGGCGTTTTACGGAAAAGATTTTGCTCCGTTTTGCTTCACTTCCGGACCGCAGAAGCCGGACCTGGCACAGCAGGATTAGAATGAGGAGACGGGCGAACGGCGAGGTTATCGAGGGGAGCTGGCGCTCGATCCATTCCAGATCGGGGCTTGTCAGGCGTCCTGTGATGCGGTCGCCAATTTGGGATTCCTTGTCCAGATAGTGAATTTCACCTGGGGAGCTGGCCGGCGAACCTTGGGATTTCATGGGCAGCGAATGAGCGGGTAGGTGATGCCGTTTACGACCGCCGGCGTTCCTGGACGAAGGGTGTAGTAGAACTTGAGCCGCTGGTCGCCGCCGCTGCGCGGATCGGGATCGACGCCGAGGGCGATGTTGGCGGCGCTCGAGAGTTCCCCGACTCGGGGCCCCATATCGCCAACCAGGGCGACTACCGAAAGGCCGTTGGAGAGGTTCTGGACCGTCGCCGCGGCTCCGAGGAGGATTCCCTTGCACCGGCGGCGTAGGGAGCCTGGTACGACGATGTAGGGCACCTTTTGAGCATCGAGGTAACGGCGTGGATCCCAGATCGGGAACTGCGGCCACTCGTACGACGTGGTCGAAACGTAGGCGCCCGGCTGAGGGTCCTCGGGTCCCTGGACGTAGGGAGTGCCGTTGGGATTGACCGCGATCCCGCACCAGTTGCCCTGGCCGTCCTGGGCGTCGGCGAGAGTGTCGCGGCCTGCGTTGCCTGGCGTGTAGGCATCCGGGTCCCCATCGTCGTCATCATTGGCCGCGGCCGTGAACGTGATCGAGAGGTCGGGCCACTGGTAAATGGCGACCCCTCCGCTTAAACCGAGGAGCATTCCCCGGATCGGGTGTCAACGGTTACGCCGCCCGTCGAAAGGTGCGCCGATATCCAAGCTCCGGGTGCAGCTCCTCGCGGCGCCGGCGATGCGCCCAGGTATGCCCGTTCCCGTAGGCGCGCTTGGCGTCCGGATGCTTCGGATCAAAGCCCATGCTTCGGCAGTACCAGGACCACGGCTTGCGGCTCGGGCTTTCGTCGATATGCCACACCCGGGAGATCGTAAGCAAAAGGTGGTAATTGTCTGCGATCACGGGTCGATGGAGTCTTCGTTGCGGCTCCGGAAATATGCCTGAAGTTTGTCCCGCAATTCAATGCTCCGGACGTCGCCATGGTCCACGAGCTGGTAAAGCCCCTGGCTGTCCCGCTTGATATCGTGCAAGGGATCGTATTGCAGATCGCGAAGAATCTTCCAGCGGTCCAGGTAGCCGCGCCGGCTCTTGCTGCCGTGCCAGGAATGGAACACGGCAGTCGGGACGAAGCCAATGTTCCGGCGGATGTGGCGCTCGGCGCGCTCCTGCCAGCGGTCCACTTCCGCGAGATAGTGAGGGTGCATCGCCGGATTGATGAAATCACGGCCGCGTCCGATCAGGGCGCGGGCCATGAGCTGGTCGCCGCTCCCCAGGATGGCGATATCGAGCAGGCCGCCCAAGGCGTCGATGGCCTCGCGACGGGCAGCCCATGCGTAGCCGGGATGCCATTCCGCCGGCGAGCGATACCCGCCGTCATAGTCCCATTCCACAAGGCCGTTGCGGTAGGAGAACGCGAAGCCGGCCTCGTCCGAAATAACGCTATGATCCGGCCCGAGATTGTGCGCGCGTGAGAACATCTGCACGATCGGGAAATGCTGCAATTGCTGGATCGTCTCCTGGACCCAATCCTGGCGCGAGAACTTCACATCCGCATCGACCCACGCGACGCGCTTCCAATGGGGATCAATCTTGCAGAGATGCGCGAGGCCCGCATTGATGAGGTTTTCCTTGAGCCAAATTTCATGCGAGCCCCGGAGCTGAAGGTGATTCTCGTTCAGCCGGTCGGTGATCGCGTGGGGGCGATCCCCGAAAGCGGCTTCTACGACAATGAGCTGCGCGCCGGAGTCGCGCACGTACTTCTGAAACTCCTCGAATAGCTCGTACCGGGAATGATAACGGCAAGGATTTGAGATAACCGCAATGACGTACAGCGGATCGCTAATCGGAGTGACTGTCGGGCGCATGGTCTGGCGAAAGTAAAAGTAAGTGGATTAGTGGAGCTGAGAGAGATCGCATTGAAGTTGAGCGAGGCGGAAGCCGGACGGATCGAGGCCATTCTGCTCGATGAAGTCCGTCGAAATGACGGCGTAGGCTTCATCGCAATACCGATAGAAGAATGACCAGGTCATCTTCTTCAGCGCGCCCCAGGTGACGCACGTCAGATATTCATCGTCGTAGTCCAGGACCGGCACGGCATGGCCGCCCCACACGCCGCCGTCGTTGTTGCCGGCATTCCACCAGGTCTGTTGGGTCTGGGCGCTCACGGGCAGTGTGACGCCGATATACAGACCACCGAATAGCGCGATAGCCTGCTCGACTTCCTTATGGCTCTTCGGATTCACCGCGACGAACGCGAGAATCTTGCGGCCGGCGATGCCGGCGCTCTTCCAGGCATTCAGCACATCGAGTTCGATGCCGCCTTGGTCCGTGCTGGGATTGCCCGGCACGTAGCCGTCTATCGACTCGTAAGCATCGAGCGCGTCCGCATCGGTCGGGGTGAAGGAGCCGCCTGCGTTGGCGGTCCAAGCCATATCCAGGTGCAGGGCCGCGGCGATGGTGCAGTCCCCGAGCTGGTCATTGAGGAGCATCCCCCACGGCTGCTTTACCGCAGGCGACCAGGCTTTCGCGCGCGGCGCCGGCGGAAACTCCGGAGCGAGATAGCGCGCGAGGCAGAGGGTGCGCGAGTCGCGCTTGATGGCTCTGCGTCCGAGCCGCATTTGCGAGTGATCGGTCATAAGAGGAGAAGAAACGGGTTACGGAACTTTGCTCTCGGCGATGAGCCTCGCTTCGGCCTGGCGCACGACCCACGTCGCCTGCACCTGGTTCAGATGAAATTGTTTCCGGACCGCCGCGATCGCGCCCGGCTCTGCCTTCGAATAGTCAGGCCCGGTGACTGGATTCCCGGCCGTGACATGGCTCGTCAGGTACGCCTCGAGGAAACTGACCGCGAAATTCTCGATATTCCCGATGACCGATTGCGTGCTCGGGCTGTTAAGCCAGGTATTGAAGTCGGCCTGTTCGACGGCCGTGCAGCCGGCGAAGCAGAGGAGAGCGGCGGCGAGGACGAGGCGAAAAGGCTTCATGGCTTTGAAGAACTGGCAACCGGCGCATTGACTCCAGGAATTGGAACGCCTGACGGTGAATCAACCGGAGTATTTTGCGCCGCCGGCATGAACTGCTTCACGAACGGGCTCCGCATGAAATAGAAGAAGCAGGCGACAAGGCCGGCCGTCCACGCGCTGTGCCAGAGCTTGGGAAGCCCCGTGCTCCAATTGTAAGTGGCGGGGTCGGAGACTGCGTTGTAGATCGTCACGATCGCGCCGCCGATGAATGCGGCGGCGAGCCCCTTTAACCAGGGGAGCGCGTTCTTGAGGAACACGTCGACGGCGGCGCGAATTTGAGGGGGAGCATGCGCATCGAGGAGATGGCTGTAAATGACCAGGACGCCGGCGGTGATACCGACCAGGCCGGCGACGCGCGTGATGAGCGTGTCGATGTTCACGGATGCCACGACAGCTCCCCCTGCGGCTACAATGGCGGCGCTCGCCGTGGGTTGATTCGATGAGGTGGTCACGCCTCCATGAGGTTGTCAACGATGCGCACGCCCCTATTGCCCGGACGCCTTTTGCATCAGCGAGATAGCTTCGGAGAGATGTTCAGGAGTGTAGCCGTCCCGGTCGATTTCCTTCTGAATCCTGGCTCGCCCGGCATCGAGCCAGTTGCCTCCGAATTTCTTGGGCGGCGCAGCCGGCGACGGATTCAGAAATGACCCAACGCGCTGCCAGCCGTCCACGTCGGCGAGGAACATCGCGATGCTCACCTGGTTCAGCTTGGCGGGATCCAATTGGGCGACCAGGGCGGATATCGCGGCCGGGTTGCCCTGCAGCGCCGCGACCACCCGGGCGATCTGGCCAGGATTGAGCTGCGCAACGAGCGCGGACAAGGATGCCGGCTTGGCGGCGACCGCGGCTAAGACACTCGCGATCTGCGCGGGCGTGAGCTGCGCGACCGCAGCCTCGATCCGGGCCGGACTCGGCGCCGGTGCCGCAAGCGCGGCGACCAGCCCCGCGGAGATCGGCGAAAGCGTCCAAGTCGTCTGCGCAGGCGTAATTACCGTAACCGGCGTCTGGTCCACGTCGGCGTCATCCGCCATTGCGACGGATGACGCCACCAGGAGAGCCAAAATGACCGCCCGCTTCATCAGTTGGCGGTCTGCAATTCAGCGATGGTGAAGGGCTTGCCCTGGCTCTGTGCGCTCACGAAGGCGTTCGCCCGCACCAGGTTCCCGTCGATGTTCCTGAGCCACTGGGCAACGAAGGCGGTCGCGTTGTTGAGCTGTGGTCCGGACGGAGCTGTCGCAAAAAGCCGGGCTGCGGTCTTCAGAGCGTCCAGGTTATTGCCTGCGACGCCATCGTTGAGGGCGGTCACCCATGGCGAACCGCCAATAAAAGTAACCTGCGGAAGCGGCACGGCCGCCAGCGGATTCGTTCCCTGGCCGTCCTTCTGACACTGGATGAAGGCATTCGCGCGCACCAGGTTCATATCGAGAGATCGGAATGCGGAACTCACGGCGTCGATACCGGCTTGCGTGTGCTGAAAGCTGTGCATTTCGTAAACGAGTTTCGCCCAGGACAGAACATCCGGAGACCGCAGCGCCTCCTTCGACTCCAACGTGATCGCCACCGCGCCGTCGCCCCACATGCCCAGGTGGTAACCGATCACCGGAGCCGCGGTCGAGATCGCGCCGGCAAAATCGCCTGCGGTAAACTGCGCTCGCGCCTGCTGCACAACCAGGTCCGAGTATTTGCTCTTCGCGGCGGCGACCTGCGTCCAGGTAAACAACGTCGAGCTGAGCAACGGGGAAAGGTAAGTGATCTTGTCCGCCGGCACCGGCGTCGCATCGACCTTGAAATTGACCGCCTCCCAATAGAGTCCGCCGATTTCGTTGGCATCGATCACAAGCCCGGAGAGCGTTGGATCGGCGAGAACCTGGCTATCGAGATTCGGGAAGGCATTCAAAAGGTTAATGACCGGACGCGCTTTCAGCATGAAGAGCAGCGCGTACCTTTTCGACGGCTCATCGGTGCCACTTGTGAGAATGGCATCCGCCAAATGGAGCCGCTGCGGGATCGAGAGCTTGGGATCGTTGTAAGTGCCTGTGCGCGGGTCCGGCGTCGGCGACGCAACTTGAGCCTGGGAGTTACCCGCGAACGCGACCAGGCTAAGGATCGCGGCGGCCAATAGGTGTTTTGTTTTTTGCATAGCTAGTTATCGAGTTGTTTCCAGGCTGATCCGTTCCAGCCCATGAAGTGATGAGAGCCCGAGTCAAAATAGATTTGGCCGGCTGCCGGCGATCCGGGAGCGGTACCAGGATTCAACGTGACCGAGGAAAGCTGCACTGTTGATCCGGTCCAGGTGAGTACCGGCGTGACGCCATCCTCGGCAACGAGCTGGCGATGGACTGGATCAACCGAGATATGACCATGAACCTTCCCGGTATTGTCCAGGAAGCCGCCGGGAAGAGATAATGCGCCGTCGCCCCAGGTGATCAGCCAATTGTCTCCGGAAAGCGCAAGGCATCCTCCAACCTGCATCACCGGCGTCGTGGACGTTGTCTCCAGGGACGACTGCACAAGCACTGTCGGGGAGGTCGCGATCTCGCCGCCGGCCGTGCCGCTGCGCGCGATCGTAACCGCGGGAGAATTGAAATGCGTGTCCTGGTCGAACATGCCGGCGGACGCGCCGGATTGGGAATACCCAACCAGCGGCGCGTCGCCGGTCCCGGTAGCGAAGAAGACTTGTTGCGTGTACCATTGGCCGGCCAGGGCGGCAGAGACGGCGCAGACGCATATCAAGGCGAAGAGAGGTAGTTTCATAATTAAGCTGCGAACCGTTACTCGACGTCGGCTTCTTCCGCGCGGGGTTCCCAATTCGAATCCTCCATGCAGAGTTCCATCGAGACCGTCGGTTCAGACCTGCGGCGCCGCAGTTCGTGAAGAGCCTCGAATCTCGTAATCACCGCGAGCCAGGAAGTGAACTTGCCTTGATAGTGATATTTACCAGCCGCGGCGAGGTTCCAGATTTTAACGAACACCCTTTGCGCGGCGTCCTCGGCGTCGGCGTGGCAATGAAGGATGCCGAGGGCGATATGGATCGCGAGGCCCTGGTATTTCCGCAGAAGCGCGCGGAAGGCCTCGGCACCGCCGCGACTTATCCGCTGCATCAGCAAATGATCGGGGTCCGTGATCTCGCGCTCGATGGCGACAGTATCCGTGGACGGCTGGCACTTGGTAAGGACAGTCACTCTCTGCCCGAGGCATTCCTCGTGCGCCATTACGGTCCCGTCGAGCAGGTAACTCGTGCCAGCGGCCGGACAAATTTTCCGGCAGCCGTTCCATTGAAAGAGGTTGCCGCCTTCATCCACCAGGCGCGCGATGAATGATACAATGCCCGACGGGCGCCGCTTCGTTTCCACGAAATCAATTACCTTCAGCTTCAGGTTGTAGAGCCGAAATCCCACAGCGCCGGCGTATTGCTTGCCAATGCCAGCGGCGATTTCTTCCGCGCGGATTCTCGCTACGGCGTGGCCATCCAGGACGGCTTCGCAGTCGCGCCGACTGAGGAATCCTATGTTGAGGAATCTCGCCAGGATCGCCCGCTGAGGCGAGTTTGCCGGATAGACATCCTGGATGTGCTCGATAGCTGCCTTCAATTCCGGGCGCTTCGCGAGAAATCGCCTGCATCGCGGAGTCGCCGAGGCAAGATCGACAGCCAGGTCCCCCGTGTCCCGGATACGGTTCTTGCTCGTCCGGAACGTACAGGTCCCGGGATGCGTCGCGCTTCTACCACACCCGCAACGGATTTCGCCCAACGTCCGGCGAATCTTTGTGACCATTCCTGGGGATGTCGCCGTGATGTTCCTGATCTCGCGAATGGTTCGCCCTTCGAGCAACATCGCGCGGACGCGGTCCAGGCGCTCCTCGATGCCCGGCCGATTCATGCGCCTACCCAGGGCTTCCACGCTTTTGACTATTCCACCCAATCCGCTGTCTCCTTTTTCCAATGGGCGCCGTCGAACCCGCCGAGAAAGAGAATGCTCCGGACGTTGGCATCAATGTTAGTGATGGTCTGAATCAGCGTCCCCTCGACACTCCCGTCATAGATATTCACCGTTCCGTTGACCGAGGCCGCAAAATCAATCGGGATTCTCAATAGCGCACCGGCCATGGCGTTCGTCGGGCTGAGGGTGATATTCGCCACGAACGCCCCTGAGCCGGCCTCGATGGTCAACGGGAACCGGCCGTTCAGCCACGGGCCGTCCGCCTCTAGGATCGTTGTGCCGGCCGCGCTCAAGGCGAGGTATGGCTCCGACCAGGCCAGCGCGTCGATTGCTGCGGCGATCGCTGCATTGAGCTGCGTGGTTGTCGGGTAACTTGGGCCGCCCGAGGTCGATGCTCCAGGTCCGATGATCGGCGGCTGGACGAAGTAGGGGATGTCGCTGGAAACGAATCGCTGCCCATTAACCGTCCAGGCTACCTCTGCCTTGATCGAGATCTGGACGTTGCCGGCAATCGCGCCCATCAGCCGCGTATCGTTCAGATCGACGAACCCGGCATAGGAGTTCCCGGCCGCGCCCGAGAATTCATCGGTATAGGCGAGGATCCCGCTCGACGGCGCCGCTGCCAGCCGCATGCCATATTCGATCAGGAAACCGTCCGCGAGCGAAACCGGGGCGCCCGTGGCATCCTGGAAGTACAATTCCAGCGGACAAAGCCCTCCGGCCTTCGGGATAGGCGTCCCGGAAAGCGTGGCGGCGAGGGTGTCGGTATTGATGGTGATTTGCATCGGTCAGGACGAGGGAAACGGAGTGTCAATGGTCGGACGGGTCGGCATCCGCCAGACGCTCAGTGATGGTGATTTGGAAGGGCGCGCTACGCGCGGTCTGGCCATTGCGCAGAACTGCGAGCTGGCAGACAAGAGAGAGAACGGCAGGCTGGCCGGCGCCCGGATCGGGAAGGGCGTTGAGCGCATCCCCAATGGGAAGGGCATCGAGGTCAAGCGTCATCAGGTAATAATTGCCGCCGGTGACCGCCGTCAGCGCCGCGGATCCCGCCACCGACTGGCTGATGATCGGAGGCGAATCCGCGTCCGTACACGCCGCGAACCAGATCGTGGTCGCGTCGTTGACCTGGGCGGGAGTGAGAAGAAGGATCGCCAGCTTGCAGGTATCGCCCTGGAAGAACGCCAGGCTCGCGCCCTGCGCGGCGCCGCCGCCGGAAACCATATACGAGCTGGTGACTCCGCGCCCCCGGAGGTCGAACTGGAGGTCCGTCAGGGAGAGGTCGCTCGTCAGCCAGCCCGTTTGCAGACCGGAGGCGGCCGCGACGGCAGCCGCGGTGACCGATAGGGCCACGGGGACCGGCACGGAATTGCCAGCCTCGTTCGAGGCGATGATCTCAAAGATATAGTTCCCCGCCGCGGCGACGGTGCCGGAGAGAATCCCTGTGCCGGCGGCGAGCGCCAGGCCGGCCGGGAGATTATTCGCAGTCCATGCCGTCGGCTCATTGCTCGCGTAGAACTGATTATTGATCTCCGCTCCAGCGACCGCCGCGGTGAGCACGATGCAGCCGGTGTCGCTCGCGTTCCCAAACGGATAGGCAGGCGTTACCAGGATCACCGGGACCAGGGCGGCGTCCTCGCCGCCGGTGGCCTCGGGAGCGCTCACCTCGAGGTAAACGAACATCGGCGCCGAGGATCCGGCCGCATTGGTCGCCGTCAGTTGAAACGAATAGACGCCCGGCGCCGCGATCGTGCCGGAGATCGTTCCAGTCGCCGCATTGAGCGCGAGACCGGCCGGCAAATGATCGGCTGCCCAGGAGGTCGGGTTATTCGTCGCCTCCATTTCGAAGGTGAACGGCACCCCGGCGATCATGATGTTCGGGAAATCCGGCATGATTAGGAGATTGCTGTCACCGTCACCCACTCGCCGTCCTGGAGCGTTTGCTCCTCGGGAGGACTCCCTGGCGAGAAGCGCAGATAGGGCGTCACGTAGAAGTAGCCGTCGGGATCGAGGATCGCCCCCCCGAGGCCGCTTCCCGATCCGCCGGTACCGGAACCCGACGGCGGCTCCGCGATCTCCGTTCCCAACGTGATACTCTCGACGCCGGCGCTGCTCGTATCGTCATACGGCCCGAAGAGGATCAACGGCGGTTGCGACGGATCATTCGCCGGCGCCGGGACCGTGCTCGCATTCAGGACGCCGGGACCTCCTCCCAGGAGGATAGCCTGGACCGGCGCGTTCCCATCGAGCGCGGCGAAGGGACCGCTAAGGATGACAGGGGCGCCCGTCGGCACGTCGTAAATTGTCAGGGTCAATTCCTCGCTGCCCGTTCCCAGGGCGTTCGTCGCGCTAATCGTTACCTCCGAGACTCCGATCGCCGTAGGCGTTCCGCTGATGAGCCCGGTGGACGTGTTGACGCCCAATCCCGAGGGCAGCCCGGTAGCCGCGTAACTTGTCGGGCTGTTGATCGCGGTGATGTTGTAATTGAACGCGACTCCGGCTGTCCCGGCCGCGCTCGATGCGCTCGTGACGACCGGTGCAGGCGGCGAAACCGTAATGTTCAGCGTCTCACTTCCAGTCCCTCCGGCATTGGTCGCGCTGATGGTAACACTCGAAACGCCGGCAGCCGTTGGCGTCCCGCTGATCGCGCCGGTGGAAGTGTTGACGCTCAGCCCCGATGGCAGCCCGGTGGCCGCGTAACTTGCTGGGCTATTGGTCGCGGTGATCTGGTAATTGAACGCGACTCCTATCGTCCCGGCCGCGCTCGATCCGCTTGTGATAGCCGGCGGCGAGACGTTCGCGATATTGATGACAAGATAGCGCGGATAGGTAATTCCCCCCTGGGTTGCCGAAATCGTGGCGAAGAACGTGCCGGCAGCCGTGAGCGTCCCGGTAATCTGATTCGAGCCATTCAGCGAGAGGCCCGACGGGAGACCCGAGGCCGCCACAGTGCCGGTGAAGGTGCGCCCTTCATTGCCAACCATTCCCCCGAGGTCGGCGGCGACAAGCATCGCGCCGATAGGATTGCCAACCTGTCCGGAAATAGAATCCGGAACAGTGTCGTCGATGCAAGGAGTGAGCTGCGTCCCGGTCGCGATGACAGTGCCGTAGGTATTATTCGCCCCGGCCGAGTCCGTTCCCGTGGTGATGACGGGCGGCGCGCTAGTCGCCCAAACCACATAGTAACGATGATTGAGGTAAGTATTTTCGCCGGCTACGCCTGCTACCGCATTGATCCATCCATAATAGATGTTCGAGTCGCCGCCCTGGACCGCGAAGAAAAAATCGGTATCGTCCCAGCCGTGGCCCTGGAAGATATCGGGATTGCTCCGCGGATTCGTGATCTTGCCGGCACCCCCGGTGATCCAGAAATCCGTTCCATCGCCGCTCAATCCTGGGGAGCCGCTGGTGGCCACCATCGGGCGTACCTGCGCGGTGAGCGTGGCCGGCGCGGACGTGCCATCCGAATTCGTCGCGGTGATCGTCCCCAGGGTGACAGTCGCGGGGCTGTCGCTTCCTCCCAGGGAAGCGGGCAGCGGGCCTGTGAGAACTGTAAAGTCCGCCTCCTGCCGTCCTGCATAGGCGCCCACCGATCCGGCAATCCCGGATGCCGGCGTGAAGCCGAAGCTTGTGGGATCATTCGTCGCCGCGATGACCGCCGAAAACGGCAGCCCCGCATCAATCACTGGAAGCGTCAGCGGCGTCTGTAGGACAGGGACGCTCATCTATCAGGTGATTTGCGCCGTCGCGTTCGCGAGGCTCAGGGAAACGGTGCCCCTTGGATCGACCACATCGTTCTCTGTGTCGAACCAGACGAGCCTCGCGCGGATCGCGAAATTGGCGCTGTCCGGAACCGCGTTGGCGCCGGTCCAGGTGCCGTAGAGGTTCTGGCTCGCGGTCAGGATATTCAGGACGCTCCTGGTGATATTGGCGCCGAAGTGATGCGTGATCGTATCCTTGGTCAGGATAACCCGCTGCTGAAGGAGAGGCGTCGCGTTCCAGGTAATCGCGTAGAGATTCTCGGCCGCCGGCGACGGATCGGTCTGGCTCGGGGCGTCTCCGACCTCGATCACGACCATGTATTGCCCGCGCGTGCAGGCATTGAGCAGGGCGAGTGAAAGATCGAATTCGAGCGTGAACGTATCGCCCGGCAAGAGCATCTGCTCATTCACGAAGAGCAGGAACAACTCCTGGTCCATCTCCGTCGGGAAATAAGTGTCCGTGCTTCCGGCCTTGTAAACCGGATACCAGAGCCGCCCGTCGCTCGCGGCATAGCCGGCTACCGGCAGCCACGCGCTATCGAGCCCGTAGCCGCCCGGCAGCCGGATCGCGGCGCCGTTGTTATTCGTGATGACGACGCCGGCATTGGCCGTGGGATCGGCAAGAGGAAGCGCGGTGAGCGAAGTAACTTCGGCGACGTCCTGGGCGGGAGGGAGCGCGGCCGGCCGCGAAAGCGAGGAAGCCGCGGGAGCGCCTCCAGTGCCGCTGCTCGACGCGCCCGAGGCCGATGCCACGATGTGCCCGGGGTAAAGCAACGTCAGCGGCGGGATGGTGAACATCGCCGTGTTCCCCGAGCTGGTCCCATTGATGCCCGGCGTGACGCCCGTCGGGAGCAGGCTGGCGATGTAATTGATCGCCGCCCCGATCTCATCGAGCGCATCCTGGAGGCCGGTGACCTGGCCGATGGTCACCATCAGCCCCTCGACAAACGCCGCTATGGTCCCCGCGGTGCTGATGACGACGCCCAGGGCGTTCTCGGCCGGCGGAGTCGTTCCGCCCGGGAAGGTGATGTTCACCGAGTTCAGGTCCGGATACTCGAGCGTATAGCTGCTGTCCGGGATTCGGATCCCGCCGGTCATGTTCTGGCGCACCGTGCAATGCAGGGCATCCGTCCCCAGGCCGTGAGCGATGTTGAACGAAAGGCTTGCGCCGTCCCCGATCGCGCACACGTAGAATTGCTGGCCGGTGATGACCTGGTCGGGATTGAACGGGACGTAACTCCGCGCCGTCGGCGGCGTGATCCAGTCGATATCCGGGACAGTCTCCAGTTCGCTATAACCCTGCTCGCGCGCGATCGTGACCGGGACCTGGAAGAGCGTCACCAGATCCGCCGGCACGTCGGGATCGGAAGCGTCCGTCCCGTCCGCGCAAACTTCGGCCCGAACCTCGAAGGTGAACTCGGCCGTCGGCGAAGCACGCAGCGCGGCCGCCACGCCAGTGGTATCGAGATCGAGGGTGAAATTGAGATCGCCGGGCGCGAAGCTGTTGACCGATACCTGGATGAGCGGTTGCGGCGCGCTCGAGAGCGGCCCGACGAATTCGATATAGACCACCTGCGCTTCCGGATTCGTCACTGAAAACCGCGTCACGCCATCGGTGAACATCCCGTTAAGCGCCGCCGCGATGTCCGACGGCGCGGCCGAAGTGCCGATAAGCTGGGAGCTTTGGAAATTCCAAATAAGATAGTAAGTGCCGTTGAACGCCGCCGGTACCGTGAGCGATTGTACCTCGTTCGTGTCGACTATCGTCTCACCATCGCCCGCGCTGCCCACACGCACTTCCGCGATGCTCGGCGCCGGAGCCAGGACGCGGTCAAAGGTGCTCGTGAACGCGACAGGTGAGACGATGAACCGCAGCTCGTGCCACCATGCTCCGTTGACCTGGTAGGCACGCCACCGGGCGAAGCTGGTCGGGAAGAGCGTGTTGGCCGCCACCGTCAGGTCCACCGCGCTCGCGGAATTGAATTTGACCAGCCAGCAGCACACCGCCGGCGCCAGGACCACTTGCACAGCCGGGATCCCGCTGATCGCTGAGATAGCCGACTTGACCTGGTCAACGGTCATGCCGACCGCGATGGGATTCGAGGGCGAGCCGGCGAATGCCAGCACCGCCTGCCCTTTTGCCGGCGGATTGAGGACAGTCCCGATCGAGGCCGTCAGCGTCCGGACGTTAAGCGTGCCGTCGATGACGGCGCCGGTGGAATCGACATCGAGCGGCTTGAGGACGAAATCGACCTGGTCGCCCTGGACGAGCACCGGCATTTCCGCCTCTGAGCCGTCAGGCCCGGTGAACTGCTTTTTCGGAAGAAGGCTATAGACAGTGATCTTGCTGGCCACAGCCCCATTGATTGTGTCAACGCCCCGCCGAACCGCCGGTAGGTAAGGACATAAATCAACCGCCGGAGGCGTCCATGTCGCGTAGTCCTACGGGACTGCGGGGACAACTCGCGCGGCAGCGCGCAACGCTGTGATAGCAACTTACTGCGATTCGTAAGCCGTTTTCCCGTCGGGAAGGATCGGGTCCTGGTCCGCGCCGAAGAATGACGCATCGAACGGGATCGCCGTGAACGGGAAGTCCGGCTCGAGCTGCTCGACCTGTTGCTCTGCGAGCAGCGCAGCCAGCCGGTTCTGATTCGGGTCGAGGCTCATACGGTCCAATAGATGCCAGTTGTCGTCGCGGCATTCAGGTAGGCGAGCATCTGATTGTAATCGTCGTTGATCGGATCGAGCAGGCTGGCAATGAGTCCGTCGGCCACGCCGCCCGCAAGCCCGGTCACGAGCGAGAGATTGGAGGGCGGCGTATAAGAGCCGCCGTTCGAGACCTGGTGCGCCACGTTCCAGAAAAGATTGTGCTTCGGATAAATCTGAAAGGTGGCGTCCGGCGGATCGTCCTCGTTGGCGTTGGGCGGTGAAAGCGCGTAAACGGTGCCGATGAGGATATCATCGCTGTTCGGCTGCACGTAGGCGCCGCTGAGGATGTCCGAGGCATCGGGGGGCGGATTGGGAACGTACTTCGTTTCCGGCAATATCTGGTTCTGCGGGTTGCTGGCGAAGTAGGCGTTTTCGAAAGTGGTATCGAAAGTGATCGTCCCGTCAGGCTCGACGGTCGGCGACGTGGACGAGCTGATGACCGGCGTCGAGAGAATCACGTCGCCGGCCCAGAGCTGCCGGGTGCGTGTGGGATCGGGGAGCGTCAGCTTCGCGCCGGTACCAGGATCGGGCGGCACGACGCCGAGGCTCGCGAAATAAGACGGGTATCCCTCTCCGGGCGTGTTGATGAGATCGCCGGCGTCGTCCGCGGTAAGACCTCCCTGAATCAGGCTGCGCCAGGCGAGCGCGAATTCCGGCCGCACCGGGTCTGTAAGCGGTACCCACGTCAGCACGGGCTTTCCTCCGGCAGCCGGCGCTCGCAATGTCTGGATTACGCAATCCGTCCCATTCACGAATCCCGGCTCGACCCCGCACATCCATTGCTGGCTCCCAGGGTCCCAGCGCGGCAGGAGCTGAAAGGGATGGCGCCAGGAGTAGGACGGCACGGCCGTCACCATCCGCTCCCTCCCTCCATTCACGCGCCGCAACTTGCAATTCTGTCCTTCGAGCGCGTAGCAGGTGCGCAGGTCGGCGACCAGCGCGTTCCAGGCGGCAGCAGGGATCAGCGGGACTTTCATGGAAGTAGAGGGGAGATTCCCCTCCGAGGAGGTGGAAGGGAACGGCGGCGGCTGGATGGTGGGCGAGTCAAGACGCGTAAAAGAAATGGCGGGCGGCGCCGGCACCCGGGCGATATGCGAGACGCCACTGGAGATTGAAGAATTCGATCTGGAAGAGATCGACGGCGCCGCTCGAGCGTTTGATCAACATCGCAAGCGGGTGGAGTGCCTGGTTCCCGGGGATCGCGGGCGATCCACCATTCGTCACCGGCCCTCCCGATCCCGGGATCGCCTTGGCATCGAGCGAAGCGACCTGGACGGCCTCGATGGTGCCAATGGTGAGCTTCGAGGTTGCGGTGAGAAGCAGCGCGATCCAGCCGCGTCCGTCGGCACCTACCTTCGGCGTGCTGAATTGCAGGACCGGCTGAGGAACATTGTTTGCCGAGTCGCCGCTGATCGGCACCCCGTTGATTGTCGGCTCGATGCTCGCATTCACGAAGCCCTGGCTGATCTTTGCGCCCTGCCCGGGAAGGAGCGTCACCGCGAACCGCCCCACGAACGGACCGCTGGTATCATCGAAGGAAATCGTGGTGGCCACCCCGGTGACGCGCCGGAGCCGGACGTTGTACCCGGCCCGCAGCCGCAACTCCGCGACCGCGGCTTTCAGCGCGTTCCATTTCCGCGGCGTGATGTCCTCGCCCGGCCGGGCTTCGAGTTCCTCGTACATAATTGTCGCCGGTCACCGGCTAGCCTCCGAGCTGACCCTTGCTGTAAACGTCGGTGTTCCATCCGGCCGGCCCGGACATCATCCAACGCAGCGTGACCTGGATCACGTTGCCCCGGAGCACTATCTTCGGCGCGAGATAAAGCCAGTTCCGGGTTTGCGCGCCGGCCGGAAGCTGGAAATTCACGATGCCTGGCGGACGCGAAACAATCGCTCCGATCCCGAGGAACCAGCTTTGAAGGATGCTCCGGGAGGCGAAGCTCTGCTCATAGGTCGCACCGACGGCAAGATAGCTTTGCGTACCGTAGAGCGGGTTCGGCGTATTGGCTGTCGTCTGGTTCTGGCCCGAGAGAGGATTGGTCTGCGGAGTCGCCGGCAGGAACTGCGCAAATTCCTTTTTGATTGGGTCCCAACCGTACTTTGTCCCTATGCCGATTGCGGCCTTGGTATCTCCGAAAGCCGGGTGGCTCTGGATTGGATCGTCGCTCATCGTGACATCGAGCGAGAACGTCGTCGTGTCGGAAGCAAACGTGTAAGTATCGCTCGCGCCGTCGAAGAGAAAATCAACTTTATACCCGCCTTCCTCGCTCTGCGCGATTTGCCGTCCCACGCACGGCAGCCCGAGGCTGTTCAGATCGGAAGGGAAGAAGCTGTAAGCATCTATGATGTTACTAACCCAATAAGGTATCTTGAGGCTGACGATGCCATGGCGGTCAACGCCGCCGCCGGCGCCGAACAATGCAAGCGGTGATCCCGAAGGTTGATAGCTCATTATGGATAGGCGAAAACGCCGGTGTTGATCTGCGGATTGCTGTCGGCCTTGATCTTCTTATTCAGCTCCTTGAGCTGATCTACCATCGTGCTCATCAGCGTCGATTGCTTACGGCGCTCCGCCATCGCCGGGTCTCCCCCGCCTGCGCCGCCGCCGCCGCCGATGCGCCGCAACGCGCTCGCTGCCGGTGAGCCATCGCCCTTCAGGCTTTCCTCGAGGCTGGCCCTGGTCTCCGCAAGTTTCGACGCCTGATCCTTATTGACGCCGGCGCCCACCATCTCCTTGGTCAATTCGCCGACGCGCTTTTGATGGTCGATCTCCCGCATGGACTTGGTGTCGCCCCGGGCCTCTGCAAGCAGCCGCGCGGAGTCCAGGGCGAAGGTCTGTTCGTACTCGCCGCGCTTCTTATTACGCAGCGCCCTCTCTCCGGCCTGTTCCGCCGCGGCGTCCTGGTCGGCATTCGGATCGCCCTGCTTCCGCAGCTCCGCGATCCGCTGCTGCAGCTTCTCGGCATCCTCGAGCGCGGCAAGGTGCGTCTGGTCGCCGGCCAGCTCCGCCGCGATCCCTTCCATCTTCAGCGCGTGCGCGCGTTGCGCCGTCTGCGCCTGGACTGCGGCCTCGGCCTCGACTTCCTTCCGCGCCTCGGCTTCCGGATTGCTGACGCCGGCCTGGCGCAACTGCTTCGTGCGTTCGATGATCTTCTGTTGGCGCTCGAGCGATTCGATCAGCCGGGAGTTCCCGTCGAGTTCCGCTTTCAGGATAGCGATCTTCGCCGCGGCCGCCTGCGTCGTCTCGCCGGCCTCCTTGCGCTTCTTGTTGATTTCGTCGAGCTGCTCGCTCGCGTCGATCAACTGCTTGAGTTCCACCAGCTCGTCATCGGACTTCTCCGGTTTGTCCCGCAGCTCTTTGATCTTCGCGGCGATCCAGTTTTCATCCGCGCCCTGGACCGGCAACGAATTGAGAACGTCCTGGCGCTGGTCATCCGCGCTATCCGAGCCCCGCTGCGCAATCGCCTGTTTCTTGTCGTAAGCATCGAGCAGCCCCGCCATTTCAGTCCGCAGCTTCGCGGCTTGCTGGGCGCTTTCCGCCAGCGCCTCCGCGCGGGCCTTCTCTTCCGCGCGCGCCCGCATCACCAGGTCTGGAATCTTCGACAGTTCCTTTTGCTGCAGGGCAATCGAATCAGCCTGGATTTGCAGCCCTTGCGTGACGGTCGCTTTGCCTGAGTCATCGAGGTTCGCATAATCATCGTCGACGTGCTTGAGCTTCTCGTGGACGTCATCGAGTTGCTCGGCAAGGCTCTTCGCGGCATCCGTGCGGTCCTGCTCGCTGCTGATGTTGGCCAGCATCGCCGCGTTCCGCTTCACTAGGTCCTCGGTCTCACGGTTCACGCCGTTCGAGGCGCTGATCATCGCTTCCATCTGTTGCTGCTTCTCCATCATCTTCTGATAGATGAAGGTCGCCGCCATCAGAGCGATCCCGACCGGGCCAAAGGCCGCGATGATGCCGGCAGCCGCCTCCCGCGCGGCAACCAGCATTCCCGCGAAGGTCGCCCGGGCGGTGGCGAGCAGCTCGAGGAGGGTGACGTTCTGCGCCTGCATCCGGATCGTGAGAAGGTCGATCTGCACCCGCACATTATTGAACGCCTGGGTCAGCGTCATCATGCCGACGCCGGCGAGCTTCCCGGAGATCCCGATCTCCGACATGCTCACGGCGAAGAGCTTGGCCTTCAGGCTGTTCATGGCCATCACGGCGCCGATGGCTGCCAGGATCGGCGCGAGCGCCTTGGCCGCCTCCAGGAGGCGCATGCCGCCGGCAGCCGCGGCGCTGAGGGCCGATCCGATGGATGCGCCGATCCCGGTAAAGTCCATCTTGCTCAGCTTCTCGAAGAACCCGCCGTCCGAAAGGTTGCCCGCGATCGCCGCGGTGAATTCGAGCATCTTGGTTTTCACCCCGTTGATGGCCACTTCGAATTGATGGAACTTCTCCGCGTTCTTATCCAGGGTATCGCCAAGGCCGCCCACCTGCTGCCTCGCGGTTTCGAGCGCGTCCTTATCCATGAGGAGGGCGAGCATCTGGGCCCCGCGCTTGCCGAAGAGTTGCATTGCCAGGCCGGTGCGCTCCGTGGCGTCATCAATGCCGGCGAATGCCCGCTGGAGGGTGGCGATCTGTTCCACGGCCGATTCGCTCCGGAGCTGGTTAATGCTGAGACCCAGCCGCTGGAAAACGCCGGTGGTATCGAGCCCATCCTCATTCGTTCCCGCGAGCGCCTTCTGGAGCCGGGCCAGGGGCATCTGGACGCCATCCGCGCCCATGCCGCAGTTCTCGAACGCCTGGCGCAAGACTACCAGGTCCCGGACCGGCTGCCCGGTCGCGAGGCTGAGGTCCTTCATTTCCGCCCCCAGGTTCACGGCCTCGCGGATTTTATCGGCTGCCTCCCTTACCGTCTCGAATCCTTCCCGCAGGAAAGCCAGTTGTACCAGGGCCGACCGGAAGGAGGATTTCACCCCCTCGACCGCCTCGTTGACCTGGCCAATGGCCCCGAGGAACTGGGCGCAATTAAGCTGGATGTCTGACCGTAGCTGTGCCATGATTTACGTGTGATTAAGGCCCTGTTTAATGGTGTGCTGCTTTACCTGGGAGTGGTTGCTCTTGGGGTTGTGGCTGTTGGTTTGTTCTGGGCTTTGGCTCTTTAACCCTTTGGGTTTCTTCTAAGAGGGCTAAAAGCCTGAGCTTCTAGCCGCCTTCTCAATCAGGTAGTCGGCTTGTCGATTCATGGCCCCGGCCTGCATATCCAGGGCGCTCTGGATTCGCCGCTCGAACCCCTCGACGTTCAGGTTCCACTCGACCGCGTGGATAATGGAGATGCGCGAGAGTCCTTCGTCCTCCTTCAGGTCCATGATGATCATCCCGAATGCCGTGCCGATCTTGCGAATCCACGCCGGCAGCTTGACTCCCAGGGCCTCGGCCGCCGCGTTCCAGCCGGCCGCGAGGAAACCGACCCGCTTTTTCAGGGACTTCCTCAGCGCATCGAGCTGATAGATATCGACGTAATAGGCCGCGCGCTGTCCCCGCGTCATCACCTTCCGGCCGTAGAAATCCTTCCGCGCCCGCTCCTCATAGATTTTTTTCACGTCGGGATAGAGCACCTTCGTCTTCACGAAGATCGGACTTTTCGGCGTGTGACCGAATACCTTCTTGACTTGGCGCCGGCCGATCCGGGGGCGCCCTTCAAAGACGGCATCGAGGTCCCGGTCGATGGAGCGCTCGCCCGCGCGGCGCGCATCGAGGCCGGTCCGGCCGCCGCCGGCGGGAGGCGTGATCGAGACCACCTTCTTGACGAAGTTTCCGGCGACCTGTTTCAGAAGGACGTTCGTCTCCTTCGGGACGATGCGCCGAAGCAGCTCGAGGCCGCGGTTGAACGCGGTCGCGTCGATATCGAAAACTTCATCCGCCATAATCCTGGAGCAGCTTGTAAAACTGATCTTCCGCCGGCGCGCTCGGGATCACCGTCCAATGACCCTCCTCGCGCATGTCCGCGTGCTCGTATTGAAGGAACCGCGGGAGAGGCAATCGCCAGGTCAGGAATTCCTCGTCCCAATTAGTAATCTTCGCCAACCTGAGAATGCGCGAGGCGATCCAGATTGGCTCTACGAGTTTGGGGGCGGCGAATCCGGTTTGACCCCTGGGGCCAGCGGCTTCGGCGCGATCTCGACCTTGGCCGTGGACAGCGGGGCGAGGATCGTCCCGATCTGCTCGAGCGCGCCGGCGAGCGCATCCATCGGCAATTCATCGGCCCATGCCAGGACAGCCTCGCGGAAGAGCTGCTCGTTGAACGCCACGCGACGCACGTGCGCCAGCGGCGCCGCATGAATGAAGATGAATGCCAATGCCTCCAGCTCCGCGTTACGCGGCTGCCGGCGTTTGACGATTGCGCCCGTCTTCGGGTCCGGGACCTCGATCTCCTCGCCCGTCGGATTGATCAGCTCGTTCTTGGTCACGCCCAGGAGCGCGTAGCTCCCGGCCGAGAGCGGGCGCAGCGTGACGCCGGCGACCACCGGCTCGTCCGGCTGGATGAAGGCCGCGAGGTTTGCGAAATCCCTTTCCCCCTGGGTTTGTTCGTTCATATTTGGGTCCAGGGATCATCCCTGGTCATTTGGCCAGCAGGGAAAGCAGCCCGTTTTTGGTTTTGGCGTCCGCGTTGAAAGGAATCAGCGCGATCTTCTTCCCCTTTCGGATGAGCGCCAACGGCACGTCGCGCTTCAAATGATCGACGGCGCGGGTATGGTTCTCGAAAGCCAGCTTCATATAAGCAAGCGGATGCTCCGGATTATTTTTCGCCCAATCCGGCTCGTGCCAGGCGCGAACCATTTCCGCGGTATCGTACTGGTCACACTCGCTCTTTTCCTTGAGCACCCAGATTGTCTCGCGGCGTTTGCCGCCGTTGGGCAGTAACTCGCGCGTATCCTTGAACGGCTCCGCCAGCGGAATCCCGAGGGTGAGGAGGCACACCATCATAATGGTGTTCGGGGAATGAAGCGGATCGGTGTCCACCTCGTTGATGCGAACGAACTTGTCGCCTTTTTGCATAGTGATCTTGGTTGCGGCTACTGCCGCTTTTGATCCGGCTACGCCGGAGGTTTACTGGGTCCAGGCGTCACGCCTGGCTGGCCGGCCAGCGGGGCCAGCGCTTCCGCCATCGCGGCCAGGCACTCGATGCGCTCGCCGTCCGTCGCAATGCTCTTCTCGAGCATCGCCTTGAACTGACCCTCCTTCGCCGTGAGAAGCTGCTTCTTGTGGATCTCGAGGTTCTGCTCGAGGACGCGCTTTTCGCCGCGGATTTGAGCCAGCTTGCGTTTTGCGTGGGCGTTCATTGGAAAATTGGAAGCGGCGTCAGCACACCACGACCGCGAGCAGCACGGCCGCGACATTCGCTTTCGCGTAAATCGTCCCCGTCTCCGGAGTGAGGAGGATCGCTTCCCCAGGGAGCAACTTCTGGGGGAACCCGTTGAAACTGTTATTGGCGTCGATCTGGACGTAGTTATTCGGGTCCAGGTTCTTGATGAACACGAGCTGCGGCGTCGTCTGATTCTCGAAATCAAGCGCCGTTGCCGTGGTTCCGATGAGCTGCTCGTTCTCGGAAAAGCCATTCGCCTGCGCGCTGGCCTTGAACGCCGCCGATCCCGAGACCGAGTCGGCGCCGAAGCTGATGCTGATGGAGAGACTCGCTGAAATTTCGTTCGACATAATTAGAGTGAGGTTGCGTTCGGGTAATTCTCGAAGCTGTATTCCCAGCCGTCGAAGTCGTCGTTCTTCTCCATGTTCTTGAACGAGTTGATGACCGTGACGCCGCCGCTGATGCTGCTGACGCCGGGATCGCCGACGCCCACGGCCACGGTGCAGACGCCATGGCCCTTCACGCTGCCCTTGAAGGTCGGGTTGAAGGTGTGGACTTTCGCGACCTCCCCGTTGCTCCCCTTGAGTGCCTTGGTCTCGATCAGATCCTCGGTGTCCACCGCATCGATTAGGCTTCCGGAGTTGAGCGTTACGCCGAAGGAGACTTCGCTGGCAGGCATACCACGTTTTCCTTTGTCAAAGTCAGAGCGCGCCCTGGCCGGCGCGAATCCTTAGTTCGGCGACCCAATGAAACCCTTCCTTGCGCGCGTCCCGGACGCCGAGATGGGCGCCGTAGAAATGGACGCCGGCGATCTCCAGGCCCTTCCACGGCTGATTATACAGCAGCGTGGTAAGCGCATCGAACCACGCTGCGTGCTGCGCGGCCGTAACATCCTCCGCGTGGGCGTGGAGCGTTACGGAGAGTTCAGCGGACGCGATCGCGCTCGATCCGAGCGGCTTCAACTGGGTGCATTCCACAACGATGCACGGCAGCTCCCGCTCTCCATCCTGGGTGGCCGCATAGACGTTAACGCCATCGAGCGCCTCCGGTACCGGCGCCGCGGTGATGAGCGCCACGACCGAGGCCTCGCTGAGAAGCAGCGTCATCATTCGTTCACCCCTCCGAGGTAACAGGTAAAGGCCAGCTCGTCCGCGTCCACCTTGATAATGCGCCAGGCCTGCGTTCCGACCAGGATCGTCTTCTGCGCTGCAGGCGTCTCGGCCTCGACCGCGAATTGTGAAAGAGGGATGACGATCTGCCCGCGCGCCCGCTGCACCTTGCCGCCAATCACCAGCTCGAGTTCCGTCGCAAACGAATCAAAGACCCCGTTGTAATTCGTGCCGGCGTAAGTGCATGCCGTTCCGCCTATGATATCGAACGCCTGGCTGAACATCGAGCCAATGGCATCGTCGAACTGGCTCATTGGCGTAGATCCATCTACTTCTTGATGTGGGCTTTGGCGGCCTCTCCCTGGACGCGGCAGAAGTCGAGAAGGTTTCGCGCCTTCGCGGGCGTAAGCAGCTTCGGCACGATGTCCGCGAACCCTTTGACCGGGGAGTAAGTGACCAGGCGATTGAAGAGTTCCCCGAACGCGATCCCGGAAAGCTTGCGGGCGCGGGCCTCGCGGGCTTCGAAGAACGCGGCAACCTGTTCATTCGTCGCCTTCTTCACCCCGGCCTTCTCGCAAAAATCCTCGAGCGCTTTCTTTGGATAAAGCTCGAAGGTCGGTTTCGGCGCCGAAGGCACGATCACCAGGAGCCGGCGCTCGCCCGTTTCATCGAGGTACTCGCCTTCGCCCAGGGCGATCAGCGCGTCCGCGGCCACTTTGCGCTTCTCCTGGAGCGCCGCGATCTCCGCGTCGAGATCGAGAATGGTGGAGACCAGGGCGGAAGGTTCGGCAGTTTCCATGATTCCCCTGCCCTGTCAATGCCCCGCCGCGGCGGCAGCCAAGGCCATAAATCAACCGCCGGAGGCGCATCCTGCATGAGGATGGGGTGCGGCCTCAAAAAAGAGACGCCCCGCGCGAATCCCCCATCCGCGCGGGGCGCTAACCCCCAAACAACAAAGTAATCAGGTCGATTTGACCTTTGGCTTTTCGGCCCTCGGCTTTTTCGGAGGCCTCGCGGGCTCTTCCTTCTCCGCTTTCGGCAGCCGGCGTATATACTTTACGCACCCAGAATCGCTCTCCCAAATTTCGAGAGTATGGAACCCCGGGTGGAACTTGCCGCGGCGGATGACCTCCTTCAGCGCGTCGCGCTGCTTCCGGATCGGAACCTCCGGCCCCGCCACTAGGACCGGCGTGCCGCCCTCGTGCGGATAACCGAGCGTGATTGCGGTCCTCATGCCGAGCCTTTGATCAGGCCCTTCTGGACCAGCGCGGCCTGCAATTCGTTCACCAGGGCGGTGAGCTGCGCGATGGTCGCCGCATTCACGCCTCCAAGGAGGGTGGTCGCGCCAAAGCTCGCAACGGCACTGGTGGTCGTCGTGGCCACCGCGTTGCCGCCGGTCCCTGCCGTCATCGCTGTCACCGTCACGGTGGTCCCCGCGCCGGCTGCCGTCGCGCTCGCATTCGCGGCCGTCCCGGTCGAGTAGTCTGTCCCGATCCCCGAGCCGCCGTTGACCGCAATGCAAAGATTCGCGATCGAGGCCGCGAGATTGGCTCCGATCAAAACCTGGTTCGCAACGGTCGGCCCTGTGCTCAAGGCGGTCTTGAAGGTGTAGGTGGTCGCGCCGACGGTCACCGTGTCGTTGTTCGCCACGTTCCCGGCAAGGGTCAGAGCGCCAGCGGCGGCCGCAAGATCGGTTCCCCCGGTGAGGGTGGCGGCTCCGAAGCTCGCCATGGTGCTCGTCTCCGTGGTCGAGATCGCATTGCCCGCGCTGCCGGCGGTCGCCGCCGTCAGCGTGACAGTGGTCGAACCCGCGACTGCTGAAACAGCCAGGTTCGCGGGGGCGGTCCCGCTATAGGCCGTGCCGGCGCCGCTTCCGGAGCCGATCGCCGCGCAAAGGTTGTCGATGGTTTCCGCGAGCGTCCCGGCGATCACCACTTCATTCTCGACCGTCGGCGAGTCTATGAGCACCGCCCGGAAGACATAAGTCACCGCGCCGATTGTAACGGTCTCGCCGTTCAGCGGATTGCCGGTGAAGGTCAGGGTGCCGCTCGATGCGGTGAGGTCCGTCCCGCCCGCGAGCGTTGCGGCGCCGAAGCTGGCTATCGTGCCGGTGCTGGTGGTCGCGATGGCGTTGCCCGCGCTGCCAGGCGTGATGGCCGTCAAGGCTACGCCGGTTCCGGAGGCCGCGGCGGTGACACTCGCGTTGGCAACGGTGCCCGTGCCGTAAGTGCTGCCGGCACCGGCGCCGGCGCCGATGGCGCTGCAAAGATTCGCGATGGCCGCGCCTGCGTTCGCCCCGATCAACACTTCATTGGCCGCGCCGGTCAGAGTCGTCTTGAACGTGTAGGTGGTCGCCCCGATGGTGACCGTATCGCCGTTGGACGGTTTTTCGCTGAAGGTCAAAACGCCCGAGGCCGCGGTGAGCTGCGGGACCGCCGCCTGGACCGATCCGGCGCGTTGCGGTGTCGGGCCGGCGCCGTGGAACCCGACGCCCTGGTTCGGATTGGTTCCGAACTGAATGCCCGCGCCGGTCTCTCTGACTTGAGTGAACATTTGTACAGTATCGGCGGTTTACTCGTCGCTGGAATCGGTGATGCGCTTGAGCTGGAGCGGATCGCCCTTCGCGTACCCGTAGGAGAACTCGATGATCCGCTTGGACAGATCGAAGTCCTGGGAGCCCCAGGCACGATAAGTCAGCGTCAGGCCGGTCTGCGGATCGGTCACGGTCCGGTAATCGGCCAGCACGCTGCGGACCTCCTCGGTCGGCTCGATGGGCGCGTTGGCGATCAGGATCCCGAAGGGAGTCGCGGTGATGCCGCGGAGGTTCTCGCCGTTGGCCGGGAAGTTGGGCGTTTCCGCCGTCTCGAAGCCCGAGACATTGCCGATCATTCCCTCGCGCAGAGTGGCTGTGCTGCCGGAAGCGTAGGCGAACTTGAGAGCCGGGTCCTTCCGGAGATTGCCGCAGAAACTGGAATCCAGGACCATGAAGCGGCCCACGGTCGGCCAGTTGGCCTCGCTGAGAGCGGTTCCGATATCGGCGATGCTATCCGTGTCGAAAGCATCGGCGGTGGAATCCGCGATCGCGGCGCCGTAGTTGGCGGCGGTGACGACGCTGATGATGTCCGCGGTGACATCGGCTGCGAGCTTGTCCGCCTTCTGGACCATGGCGGCGGCGAGCGACTCGACCGGGATGCCGAGCAGATCGGTCGCGGTAAAGGAGAGAGCCTGGTATTTGCGCGCCGTGATGGGGATCGGGATTTCCTCGACGTTGAAATCGCCGGTGGAATAGCCGGTATTCGGATCCCAATCCTGGGAGGCGCTGGTCTCCAGCGGCACGTAAGGCACCCGCAACACGCGGTCGCGTGAAATCATCGCTGCCTGAAAGACGTGGCTGAACATCGTGATCGGCGCCAGCCGGCGCTTAAACTGGACAAGGATAAGATCGAGAATCTTATCCAGCTTCAAACTGGCGTCGGCGCTCAGCACGCCGAGGCAAAGCTGAAAGCCAGTCAGCTCGGTTACCGCGTTCAGGAAGACGCAGCCCATGCCGGCAACCAGAAGGAACGCGATGTTCGCGGCGCGGACCGCGAGAGATTTGAGGATGTTCATAAATTAGTAAGTCGGCGTGTAAGTGGCGAATTGGTTACTTCTTCTGTGCGGCGTCCCACGCCTTCGCGGCCTTCTGAAGTTCGGCGCCCTTCTCCTTGCGCATCGTGGCCTGGGTGACCGCGTCAGCCTTGAGATATTCGTCCCACGAGGCGGCGTCGCCGCCGGCCTGGGCTTCTGGAGGGGTCTTCGCCGACGGCGCAGCGCCATGACGCGCACTATCCTCGCGAGCAATCTGTTCGGCGGATTTCTGGGTCGCCTTGAGCGTCGTGACCTGGCCCTCAGCGTCGGTCAGCTTCGTCTGGAGCGTGGCCTTCTCACCCTGGAGCGCCGTGACCTGACCCTCCGCCGCGGTCAGCTTCGTCTGGAGCGTGGCCTTCTCACCCTGGAGCGCCGTGACCTGACCTTCCGCCGCGGTCAGCTTCGTCTGGAGCGTATTCCTCTCGGCTTCGAGGTCCGCGACGCGCTGCGTCAGCTCGGGCACGGTTGCCGGTTTATCGCCGCCTCCGCCTGCGGCTTTGTCGGCCATGAAGTAGAGGGACGAAAGGAAACGGGTTTTACAGAGCATAACGTCACGCGCAAATTGTCAAAACGAGTAGGCGATCAGCGCCTCGAGGGCCGCGAACGCATCGGTGCGATTCCCCACCTGGTCCACGATGCCGTTGGCTATTGCCTGCGATCCCGAAAACCATTGGCCTCGCATGGTTCCGTCATCGACCATCGGACGGTGAGACTGCACCCAGCTCGTGAAAGCTGCGTTCAGCGATTCCGCGCGGCTTTGCAGGAATTCCTTCTCGGCATCGGTCATCGCCCGAAACGGATTCCCGGTCGCCTTCAGGTCCGACTGCTCGGGCGTGATGATGTTGAATTTAACGCCAAATCTTTCGAGCATCGCAGAGATATCCGGGAACATGGAAATCGTCCCGATCGAGCCGACGATCGCGCTGGGCGACGCCACGATGGCATTGCTCGCCGCGGCGAAGTAATAGGCCGCGCTCGCGCCCACAGTCTCGACGTAGGCAACCACTGGCTTCTCCTGGGCGGCATCCTGGACGGCCTGCGCCGCCTCCGGCGCGCCAACCGCCGATCCGCCCGGGCTGGAGATATCGAGCAGGATCCCGCGCACCTGGTCATCGTCCACGGCCTGCGAAAGCTCCGTTATGAGATCGTTGTAATGGGTGTCGCCAAGGAGCTTGTCCACGTTCGTCGCAGTCCTGCTCAGAACCTCGTTCGCGTGAATAACCGCGATGCCCTGGTCGGAGACCTGGTACGGCCGGCGCGCGTTGACGAAGTCGGAGATCGAGAGCTGCCCCTCGGTCACCGGCAGGTTCATCCGCTCATCGAGGCGCTCACGCCTGAGCAGCCACGCCGCCAGCGCCGGGGCATAAACGCCGACGGGCTCGCTGAGCAAAAATTCGGGGATTCTCATAACGATGGCGTCGATGCATCGACTTCTCTAAGCGCCTCAAAATCAACGCAGCCACCGCTCACGTGAGCGGTGGCCTGCCTGATTCCGTGGCATTTACGAAACGTCATTTCTTCTTCCTCTCTTTGCCGGCGTCCTTGGGGTCTGGTTTGTCGTCACCGTCGGGATCATCGTCCTCCTCCTCGCCCGGCTTCGGCTTCTTGCCCGGCTCGTCATTGGCCAGGTCATCCGGGGCAGGCCCGGGCGCGGCCGTCGGGGCTCCAGCGCCGGCGCCAGGCATGCCGGCACGCCAGCGGTTCAACAGCCGCTCGACCTGTTCAGGCGTCGCGCCTTCCTCCTCGGCCATTTCCTCGAACTCGATCCACTCGCGGATCCACTGCCGCGTCTCCGGGCGCCAGTCCTTCCCGATCTTGTCATAGATCGCGCGGAGATTCCGCGTCCCGTTGGCGAGCTGCGATATTTCCAGGAGGCCGTCCCGGCCGTTATCGACCGTAACGCGGCCCGGCTGCTGCCAGGACATGGTATCCGCCCAGGTAGCATCATCCGGCTCCGGGAGCTTCTTCGTCTCGATCCGGTGCTGGAGGTAACGATAGGCGACCGGATCATTGAAGCGCGTGGCCACGCCGTCGAACGTGATGCCGAAGAGCAGATCGGCGCACGCAAGAATGAACCGCTGATTCGCGCCGCTCAGGTCCTTGGGGTTCCAGAGGAACTCCGCATGCAGCCCCAGGCTGGCAAAGACATTCGGGGCAATCTGGTTCGAGATGAACGGCGCGAGCTTCTCGTTCGGGCTGTTGCCGGTAACGAGCTGGACCTCTCCCTCCTGCCCAAGGTATGCGATGGCTCCAGGGAAAGCCTTCTCCAGGCCGCTCATATCGACGTCGGGATTTTGCCGCCGCTCTTGCTGCATCCCGTGCGGGCCTGCCTTCTTGATTGCGCTGAATGCGCCTTTCCCGCCGACTTTCGCCAGTTTTTTGACAGCAATCGCGAGCGTGGAGTGGGTCTTCGCGTGCTGGAAGACGAGGTTCTCCAGGTCGTGCCAGTCCACCAGGCGATTGATCACCGGGGCGAATGCGCTCTCCCCGCGGATTTGATTGATGGCCGTCGCCCGGTACCAGTGGACCATGTTGGCCGCGTCGATCAGCTCCCAGCCGCGATCATTATTGGTCCGCACGTAATAGCCGGTGGGATTGTTGAACTGATCGAGCTGCACGCCATCGAATGCGTCCTTACCGTCCTCCATGGTGGACGGCGTGAGCACTTCCATCGTATCCCAAAGCTGCCAGCACGGTTCGCCGTCCCAGCGCGGGTTTCGCGCTGCGCTCGCAAAGAACTCCCCGCGGAAGTAATGCTGCTCCACCGCCGAAAACTGCATGTCGTAGAAATTGCGGCGCCCGGCGATATCAATCCGCGCCGGCGTGAGCGAGTACTTCTCGAAATCGGCAGCCGCCAGCCGGTTCCACTTCCGGTTCTTCGTATTGAGCTGGAGATAAACGCCCTTCCCTACGGCGTGCCTGGCAATTGCCCGGGGCGCGTCCTTTACGAAGCCGAATTGCTGCGCAAGCCATTCAACGCGCCGTGTAATTTCACGGCGGGTAAAGTGATTGAGGTACTGCTTCGAGTCATACGGCAGCATGTAATAAATCTGCGTACGATCGTGCGAAGGGCGGATCGTCTCCCAATACCGAAGGAACGAATTGAAAAACATGGGCTAGTCCGAGATGCGGGAGAAATCCAGCCGGGTGCAGGAGACGGACTTGTGAGCCACGAAATCGAGCGCTTCACGGCAGCAGGCCGCGAAAGTCACAGGGTCCATCCGCAGCTCCCGGGAGAAATTCTTCCCCCCCAGGCTGCCGCTCGTTATTGGCGCGATCTCGCCCGAGCCGCTCGCGATCTTCGCCTTGGCCGCCGTCAGCAGTCCCTGCACCCAGGTCGTGTCACCGTCCGCAGCCAGGATTTCCGCGATGAGATAGTCGGTGAGTTGAGGCGCGGTCATCGCTTGCGCGGCCCCCTGTCAAAAAAAGACGCCGGCGTGTCGCTCGAAAGAGGCACGCCGGCGCGGTCGCCAAACCGAGAGGCGTCCGCCTGTCAATGCGTCTTCTTGGCCTCGGCCTCCTCTTCCTGGGCGGCCACCCACGCGCGGATCTCATCGAGTTGCTCCTCGATGGAATCCCGGAGGACCTCGTGTTCCTTCTCCGTGTCCGCCAGATGGTTCGGGCCGCTCCTTACCCATTCCAGCTTACCATTTTTCTCCTCGGTCCGTTCGGCTGTCATGTGGTTCTTGTAATCCTCATCCGTGTTGGACGGGATGAACCAGAGGACCTTCCCCTCCTTGACCGCGTGGTAAAAAAGGCCCTGCTTGAACCAGTCGTCCCAATACCAAACAAGATCGAGCTTATCGTCGCGATAATCGACCTGAGTTACGCGGATCGTATTGCCGCGAAGATGTTGCTGGCCACCGCCCTTGCTCGCGCTGAAGACGTGGCTGTGCTTCATCACGAATTCGTAAACATTCTTGTCCTCTTTCGCCTCGTACCCCGAATCGACCAGGCCACAGGTAACGCGGAACTTCGTGATCTCGCCGGTACCGGGATCGCGCCAGGAGTATTCATTGTAACGCTCCCTACCCAGGTCGCGGATGCTTTGCGCCGTGCCGCCAACCGGCAGGGGCTTGAGTCCCGCCATCTCCTCGATCTGTTCCCATGAAACCGCAGGGCCCCAATCAATGAGCGCCGACCAGGTGGGTTGCTCCGGATGGTCCCAAAGCACTCCCCAGGCCCGGATCGACCACCAGAAGTTTCCGCTGACCATGCCGCCGACGTCGACCGTCATCGAAAGAATTTCCGGCTTTAGCGGGAGCTGCCCCCGCAGGTATGGCCTCGGGCAGCGTTTCGCCGCGCGGTCGATATCGTCTTCCTTGATCGTCGTCGCGTGGCGGATGAACGGAAGTCCCAAGGTGAGGTTGTGGAACTTCCGCATCCTTGCCGCGTTGCCCTTGGCGAGCAGGAACTCCTTCGCGGCCGCGCCCCAGCTTTGGAAGACGGAATAGAGCGCGCTGAGATGCGCGGAGACGTGATCCTTTGGAGCGCCGGGGTTGTGTGGCCACCAATCGTCCGCCGTCTGCGCGGCCGCCAGCATTCCGTTCAAGTCGCTGCGGTCGATATCCTTCTCGCATTTGGCGCATTCATAGGTCGCGCCCTGGGCGACGGCTTCCATGTCGTAGCCGACTTTAATCTTCTCGATCTTGCCGGGCTCAATCTCGCGATCCTCGAAGATGGCAAATTGATCGAACTTAATCCGGCCAGTCTTCTCCGCCCTCTTCGCTCCGCGCGGAAGTAACTTTCCATTTTCATCAAAGGGAACTTCCTTTTCCTCATTCCAGAAGGTCAGGCGCTGGCGGTGGCCGCAATGCGGGCACGGAAGATAACAGTAATGTTGGCTGCCAAGTTTGAAGTTAGTCCAGATATCATCGAGTTCATTTTCCGGAGTGGAATTCCGAAGTATCAACCGCGTGTGCTCGAATTGATTGGAACGCGCGATCGCTTTATCCGCGCTGGTCGCATCCTTCTCGATGGACGCCCGCAGCCGCACAGATTCGTTGAGGACCACCAGTTCAGCCTGGAACCCGTGTAAGTCGGCCTCAGCTCCGCTGCCGACCAGGCGAAGGAAGCAGCCGCGGAAGAATTTCTCCAGGGCGGTCCAGGTCGTCTTGCTGACAATCGCCTTCTCCCATGCCGGCGCGCATTCCCGGATGAAGGGATCGAGTTCCGTCCGGCTGAATTTGAGCGCCGACTTGCGCGTCGGATCGAGCCAGAGCACGGGACCGCCGCACTTCTCCCCTATCCACCATAACACTATACAAATGGATAGTAGCGTTTTACCCGTGCGGACGCTCGAGCAGAAGGTGAAGAAGTGGACGCCCGGCCGCTGCACCAGGTCGTAAAGGCCGCGGTAGATCGGGAACCGGTCAGTCTTCAGCGGCCCCGGGTTCGGGCTGCCGACGATCAGCGGGATCGACACGTTTCCGGCATCGATCCACTCCCAGATGCGCTGCACCGGCCGCGCCCGCATCGTCGCCCGGATGATCCCGCAGACCCACTGCCAGGCGTTGATATACTCGCCCGGCGGTATGGAGTCGATGCATCGACCTTCTGACTTACTTTCTTCGCTGCTTGGCAGGAACACGCTTGCGGTTCGCCGTCAATTTGGCACTCTTGCCCGGTGACTTTTTGGGCTTTCGTTTTTGCGGTGGCGCTGGCGGAACTGGCTCTTCGGCCTCTTCTGAGTGCTCTGGCGCGCATTGCACGGGGAGAGATTCGGCGGCTTCGCCTGGCAAAGCGCGGCGTCCCATTCTCCGCAGTACCTCGCGCACGCATCCTGCGATAGCCGTCGCGTCCTGACCCTCGATGGCGATCTCCCCTACGACCTCGGCAATCAATTGCTCCTCCAGGAAGCGCGCCGCGTTCAGCCGCAAGAGAATCGTGTCTATCTCGCTTTGCAGCTTCGCCTGAACCACATGGATATCGCGGATCCCGACCAGGAACCGCGCCGCACTTCCAGGAAGATGCGTGAGCGCCGTGCTGATGCCAGCAAGGAACTGCCCCAGGGCGACCTCGATATCCGAGGCAACCAGGAGCTTCCCGTCTCCGCGCGCGATCCGGCGCTCGATCTCACGGCACGTCAGCTCCTCCCGGTAGGCTTTCCAGTCCCGGACCGATTTCGGGGCCCCGATCGCGTTTTCGTCCGCGCGAGCCAGCCCATGGTCGACCATCGCCTTCGCCCATGCCGTGACGTCATGCCGGCCATCCGCGCGAGGACGCGGGAGGAGTCCTATCAGATCGGGACGCTCCCGCCAGTTCTGGAGCGATTTTCGGCTGACGCCGAGGCGCTGCGCGAGATCGTCCCAAGTCTGGGCGAACGCGCTGGGCGCCGTGGCGCTCCCGCCGGTACGTGCCTGGGCGAGGAGCGCCTCCTCACGCGCCGTGAGGGTTTTGCCGGCGTTCAGCTTCCGGATGATGTTGGCGACTTGCTTGACCTGCAGCTTGTCAAGGTCCTCGGGCGATAGCTTCACCCCTGGGAAGGGCTGTCACCTATTCGAACCCGGGCAGATCGGCCTGTTTGTCCTGCCGAATGGCCCGTGCCTGCTCTTCGTAGGGATCGTCCAGGGCGGCCTTGTTCTCCAGATGGCTCCCGTGTTGCCAGAAGTGCCGCCACGCCCGTTTTGCGGCCCTCCCGCGCACGGTATGACGGTCCAGGGCGAAGTCGGGGATCGGGCGCGGATCGCGCCGGCCCTCGTACATCACCACCAGCGCATGGTCCACCATCCGGCTCTTCCTGGAAGCCGCGAGGAAGAGAACAGCGTGGACCAGGAACAACCGCTCCGGGGCGTGCAGTGTGTCCTTCTTCCTACGCACGTCCAGCCAGCTCTGGTAAAGCGCCTGGATCGTCGCCGACGCCAGCGGCTCTCCCAACCCCACGTCCTCGCTCGCGATGATTCTGAGGCGTTTGAAGACGTATTCCCCGTACCCGGCCAGGTCGAGTTCCGTTGCCCAATATAGCGCGTCATCGGCGAGGCCGCGGCGGATGCATTTCTGCATCGCGCTCGCGACCTCCCCGCAGATGTAGCCGCCGGGCGTGACCACCTGTGCGAACGTCACGCCGCGACCTCCGTCTTTCGCACGGCCGCTGCGGCGGCGAAGGCCTCGGCGTCCTCGATGCACGCCCGCATATTCACCCCTTCCGACGGCAAACAGCCGTCCGGGATCGCGCCCTGGGCGATGGCCTGGGCGGCGCCGACGGGAATCCGGAATTGCGCCCGGAGGTATCGCCGCGCCTCCTCGATCGAAGGCGCGTCCACGCGGAAGGTTTTGAACCGCGTCTCCAGCCGGCCTTTCGATTCCGCCCTCAGCCGGCCGTAATTGTTCGTGCTGGCGAGGATGGCAAGTCCGTTGGGCATATAATCGAGGTAGCTGAGCAGCTCCGCGCGGGCGCTGGAACTTGCCTCGTCCAGTTCGTCAATCCTCTTCACCGTCCAGGAAGAGAAGAGGTTGCCGTAGCCGGCGCGCTGGCGCCACTCCCTGACCAGGTCAATGCCGAGGGACTGCCCGTTCACCCGTTCGACCGCGAACGGCGAGCCGGTAATCTCGGCCGCGAGCAGATCGAGCAGGTGGGACTTGCCCACGCCCGGATCGCCATGCGTGAGGATGGCCACGCTCCGATGCCTCGAGGCCAGCACCCTGGCCGTCTCCAGCACGGAGACGGCAGGGCCAATGAGTGGGAGATCGAGCCGGATCATAACATTGATGCCGATCCATCGGCCGGGCGGATGGTGATGCTCCCGGCCTCGACGTGGACCTGGACCTTGCAGCCCGTAGGGAAACCGGCTTCGGAAAGCCAGCGACCCGACAGGCGAAGGAACGGAACCACGGAGAAACTCCAACGGTTGCGCCGGAAGAGCGCGGAGATTGTGGCGCTGCGGCTCATGTTACGCGGCCTCCTCGCTGGCGCTGGCGAGCGCGATGATGTTGGCGCGGCTGGAAGTTGCAGCGCCCGGCTGCAATTTTGCAGTGTTTGACTGCAATTTGGGCACTACTTGGTCCCTAATTAGTACCATCGCGGCGAAGGCGAGTTCCTCCGGGCCGGCGAACATTTCCCGAGCGACCGCATTCCATGGAGCGACCGATTTGCTGCGGTCGCCGAACCTGTAACGGTAATCGCCCGTCTTCTTGCACACGTAGATTTCCCCGGATGCCCAATCCTCGAAGGCCGGCGTAAGCTCCTCGAGGCGGCGCGCTGCGCGCACGAGTTTGTTGACTTTGATGAATCCGAGACTGCGGATTTTAGTGACTGGTTTCATTTTTCGAAATGCCTGTTTGGTCGGGTTGGCTCTTCCCGGTTTTGGTTTGTGCCCGAGGGATTGTCCCCCGAACGAGTAGAGTTTCGCCTGCCGCCAGTCGTAACGTCGCGCGAAACCAACCCCTCAATCACTTTTCCTGCGCCTGGCAGGGCCGGTGCTTACGCCGGGTCGATTAGGACTTGGAGGCCGTCCGCGTATTCACGGCGTAATTCCATTGTATCACCGCGCTCTCCGCGCCAGGCGTGGTAATCCGCCGGCGTCACGCAGATCCTCTGCACGCGGATCCCGCGCACCCGTACCGCGCGGGAGACATAGGTGTTTACCTTCTGTTGCCACGTCAGGACCCGGCGCGGATAGAAAAAGCGGCAGTCCTCGTCATTTTGAAAAATGACAAGCTGCAGCTTCCGGCCGTCGCCGCGATCGGGAAGCCGCGCCCTGGCAACCCAATCGTCGGCGGCGTCTTTGGCATTTTGGGCGCTCACGAGGGGCAGTCTTGCCCGGGCAACCCTATCAATCCAAGTCCGGAATCCAGTCGCTTACGTGCTTCCATTTATCCACCGTGCCGTCCTCCAGGGTAACGGTGACCGCCTTTGTCCTCCTGTTCTGGGCGACCTTTCGAACTTTTTCGATCCTTCCCTCGCGGTAATACCGGACGAGCAAAGCGTCAGGCAGCTTCAGCGCTTTCTGATTTGGCATCTTTCAAGGCGCCTGTTTTTACGGGTTGGCTCATCCCGGTTTGATGTTCGGTCAGGAGGCTACGCCTGGGCGCTTTCGCTAGCGAGCCTTTTGAGGAGGCTCCGTGATCTCGACCGGTTGGAAGAAACTGACCTTGATCCGCTTTTTGGGAAATGTAGGTCCAAAGGGGTAGGACTCCATAGCGGCCTATCAGCGGGCCAGTCAATCCATTGGCTCATATATTAAAAAGGAAGGTGCATTGTGATCTTTTGCGCGCCGGCGTAGTCCCTCTTCCTGGTACCCGAGAATCCGCCGGCGTGGAAGATATCGCCCCATTTCTTCCTGAGCAGCTCGACGTCGCGCTTCTCTGTGATGGAACTTCGGAAAGCGGCCTGCCCTCCCTTTCCGACAAAGGTTTCCTTTTGGCAAAAGGTATATCTGCAATCCTTCACGCACATCCGGTGGGCAAAGGCATTCGCGGCCGCGATATCGAAATCATTCTTCGCGACAATCCTTTCGTCGAAGCGCAAACCGTGACCACGGCGGAATCCCATAGCGCACCCGTTGATATAGCCAGTCAACGCGATCGGCTTTAAGCCGGTGAAGTACCTCAGCGCGCCGTTACTGGCCTCCCAGCCGAAATAGAACGCTCCCACGTCGCGCGCCAGGATGAACGTATTGAGGATGATCGCCTCGATGAGCCGGGGATCGCGGATCGTCGCCTCTTCGCCGCGTTCGACGAAACACCGCTGCATCGTCAGCAGCTCCTCGGCCGCTGCGGCTACGCCCGCGATCACCAGGTCCTCCGGTATCTCGATCTTCATACGGTTTGGCGTCCGTCGAGTGAGAGCTGGCTACGCGGCGAGTTGATCGCCTTCCTGGTCCTTCACAGCCCTTTCGAGCCGGGAAACGATGAAAGCGCTGCGCGAGCGCCGCTCTGCCTTGGCGAGCCTGTCGATCTTCTCCAGGAGATCGGGTGGCAGGCTCGAAATCGTGATTTGGACCAGCTCCTCCTCGGAGGTCGCTGATGGGTTTTCGGTCGTCATGCGAAATGCTGTATCACAGCCCATCACAGCCAGTCAATAAAAAATGATGGCATTTAATGAAAATCATTGATATGGGTCACAGACATGCCGAAAAAACCGCCCAAACGGGCCGACGATCAGGTTCAGATCAGCATTTCGATGCCAAAATCCCTCCTGGAGCGAATCGACCGCCTCCCAAAGCCGACGGTAGGAGCCGCTCCAACTGGATCGTCCGTCAGCTTCAAGTCGCCGTCGAAGACGACCTCCGTCAAAAAAACATCACGCTTCTCCCGGCCGTTGCGGATGCGGAAGAAATCTCTTCTTCCAGAATTGCCGAATCTCCAGACGCCGCCGGCCCTACTCGCGTCGCCAAAACGGGCGACGCCATCCGCGGAATGGTCGCGAAGGAAAGGCAAAAATGAAAATCCAGGTCTCCCATCAAAAGTCCGGCGATGCGAGTAAGTGGATTGCCTTGTTCGTGATGGCCTCGGGCTGCTGTCTTACCTTCTGGATACTATTCTCCTTCTTCTCTTGGATAGGTCGCCCAACGCCCCCCTCAGCAGCCGATGAACGTCACCATCAGGAGCTTGATGCGTATTACAGGGCAGTCGATGCAGTCCGCAACGGGTTGAAGACGCCCGCGAGCGCCCGGTTCTCTGGCATCGAGGATCCCGGCGCCGGCATTAGCCTTCCCTCGAGCGGCGCCGGCGAGGCATGGGGATGGGTCGATGCACAGAATGGCTTCGGCGCGAACTTGCGCGATCGTTGGTCCGTCGAACTCGATCCGAACGGCGCGCATACCGTCTGGACGGCCACGCGCGTCCGGATCGGCGACCAGGACCTCGCCACTTCGCCATGAGGCGCAAGCTTCCCGCCGGCGTCCCCGCGTCGCTCAAATTCGGCAGCGTCGTCTTTCGCCTCTTCCTGGCCAGCGATGGCCGTCTCGGCTTCCGCTACAAACATGGAAGCGGCTGGAAGCAATCCATCCGCCGCGATCTCGCCACACTCCGCGCAGACGCTGAACGCACCGCGCTGGCGATCGGCAACGCCGAAACCGAGGCCCTCGACGTCGACGCCGGCGACCGACGCATCTACGTCGCCGCCCGCGAGGTCCTCGCCCCGCTCAATCTCCAGGTCGACGCCGTCGCCCGCGACGCAGCCGAGGCCCATCGTATCGTCGGCGCCGTGCCCCTCCGCGAGCTTGCCCTCTTCTACAAACGCAACGCCGGCGCGCGCATCGTCGAGAAGAAGGTGGAGGAAGTTGCCGTCGCCTTGAAGGCCGAGGTGGGCGAGCGCGACCTCTCCGGCCGCTTCAAGCGCGACGTTCGCAACGATCTTGCCCGCTTCGAGGCCGCGTTTGCCGGACGCCTGATTTCAGAAGTCACGCCCGAGGAAATTCTCGCGTGGCTCCGCGCCGAGCAGGCGGCAGCCGGCTTCGGCTGGAAGCGGCGCAATCATCTGCGCAGCGCAGCCGTTTACCTCTTCAGCCATGCGAAGCGGATGTCATGGCTGCCCCACGATCGCCTGACGGCCGCCGAGAGCGTGAAGCCCCTCGAGGAGCCGAAGAAGCGCGGTCCCATCACCACCTATACCTCCGATGAAATGCGCGCCTGGATCGCGAATATCCGCCCGCGGTTTCTTCCCTGGCTTCTCATTTGCGGCTTCGCCACCGTCCGAAGCGAAGAGGTCTCGTCCGATCCTCAGACGAACAAGGACGCCCTGCGGTGGAGCGACTTCCGGTGGAAGAAAAAATTCATCAGCATCCGACGCGAGACGAGCAAGGTTGGAGAGCCCCGCCATGTACCGATGCCCGCCAACCTCATCGCTTGGCTCGAACCGTGGCATGATGCAACCGGCTTAGTCTGCCCGGGCGAACAACCGAGCAAGACGGAAACGGGGCGCCTCGGCCGGATCACCGGCACCGAGATCGACGGCCGCTGGGTCCAAATGGGCTGGAGGCCGAACGCCCTCCGTCACACCGTCATCAGCGCCAGGCTCGCCATCGTGAAGAACCGCGCCCAGGTGGCCGAGGAAGCCGGCACAAGCGAGGTCAAAATCCGGAAGCATTACAACGAGCCCATGGAAGAGGATCTCGCGCGAGCTTGGTTCGCCATCGAGCCCGAGCGCGCCCAGAACATCCTGCCCCTTTGGCAATACGCCGGCCAGCCCGCATAA